GCATTGCCGTGGGCAAATCGCCTACTCCGTTCCGACACCTGACCCCGCGCGCTTAAACCCGAACCAACTGGCTACAAGGACTCCGGCCGCGCGGGCGGCAACCTCCTACGAGAGTGAAGGAAGGTTAAACCCGTACAAAATACCCTGCAAGGGTTTCTACGGGTTTCGAGTCGTCAAATAACGACTCAAAATTCGCCCCAACCGCCACGCCTGAGCGTGGCGGTTGGGGTTACTTTTTGTCAAATCTCGAACTGCCGGGCGGGGGGCCGGGAAATGCGCCTGCGCATCTCTTCGATGCCCTCGTCGAGCGTGATCTTGCCGCCCTTGCGGCGAGCCTCGTCGCTCATCTGATCGAGGTTCTGGAAGATGCCCTCGGTCATCTCGGCGGGCTGGTCATGGTGGAATTCTCGCATGTAGTCGAGATAGTCCTGATTGGTGCATTCCATGGCGACCATCTCGCGCCACTGCACCGCCCCGGCGAAGTGGCCATCCTTGATGGCATCGACGTCGGCCGCCCAGCCTTCCTTGTTGAGGTCGTCATACTTGACCAGCCGGTAGCCGTAGCGACGGCGGCGCTGCGGCGTATCGATGGGATGATTGGTCGACACCCAGCAGCGGTGCCAGCCGTTCACCGGGGGCAGATTCGGCAAGACGCTCTCCGACCAGCGCCGCCTGATCTCGCGCCGCCGTTCCGGGTCGGTCATCTGGGCCGCCTGCTCGCGCTCGGCCGTCGTCATCTCGTGCTCACCGTAGGTCTCGGTCGAGCGCCTGTAGTCCTCGCGGTCGCTCAGTCGTTCGTCCTCGGCCGGTCGCTCGAACATGGCGCGACGCTCCTGCTCGGTCGGCTCGGTAATCTCGATCTTTTCCTTGGCCATGATGATCTCCTATAGGGCTTCGCCGCGCGCGACCTTGCGTTCCCGCTCGCGCCAATCGTTGATCAGGCGCGAGCGCTTGGCCTTCTGCTCGTCGGTCAGGCCATTCAGTTCGAGGATGCCCTCGCTTTCGAGGTAGTCGCGCATCATCGGCTGGAGTCGGAACGTGGCCCCGGTGCCTCGTCGATTACCGGTGCCGCCAGTGGTCGGCGGCCGACCGCCACCGTTGACGCGGCGCGGCGGTGCCTCGCGGCGCGGCGGCGGATCATCGTCATCGTCATCATCGGTGTCGGGATAGATGCCACGCGCTGACAGCTTCTGTTCCAAAGTCCGCCAGTACAGCGGCGTATCCGGGCGATAGCCTTCGGCGGCTACCGAGTCGTCAATCGCCTTCATGATCAGGGAAGTCTCGTCGGCCCCGTTGGGATCGAAATCGGGGAAGCGCGACAGGAAGGTCTCGGTGAAGTCCTGCGCCCGCTTGTTGAGGCTGACATTGGTGGGCGGGCGCTGCACGGGCGGCCCGCCGTTGGGAGCGACCTGTGGGCGTCCAGCCTGCTGGGCGTTCTGCTGCACACGATACTTGGTGCCGTTGAGCCGGTGAAGTTGCTGTTGTGCCTCTTCCCGGTAACCGCGCAGTTCCTCGTAGCGCGCCAGATTGTTTTCGGCCGTGGCCTTGCGCATCTCGGCCTCGGCCAGTTGCAGCGCCTGCTGGGCCGATCCGATCTGGGTGTCGATGTTGTGGATGGTCAGGCCGACTTGGCTCTGGCCCATCTGATTGATCATGCCGGTAAGCGCTTCGACGCGGGCATTCAGGTTGTCGATCACCTGATCGCGCCCGACCACCGCCGTCTTGCGCTGGCGGTTCCGCCGCTGCCGACGACTCAGGCCGCGCTCTTCGATCTCGTCGTCGTCGCCCGTGTCGTAGGCCAGACGCGCATCGTCGTCGAGATCACGCGAGCGGGCTTGTCGATCTTGATCTTCGACGGGAGCGCTTGGCCCTTTCCCCGGCGGCGGCTTGGCATCCTCGACCTCGATGTCGAGGTTATCGTCCGCTTTGCCTTTGCCACCGGGGATCAGGTCATCCATGCCTCCGACCATGACGGTCCCGGCACCCCCGCGAGAACCCACATTGTCCTCAATCTCTTCGTTTTGCCTAGCCATTTTTAACCCCCGCAAAATATGCAAATTCGGAACAGTTAACTGGTGACGACCGCCAGCGGGTCGCCTGTGACCCTGCCGATGAGGTCGGTGTCCTTGAGAATCATGAACACAGCGTGCTCATCGGATTCCTTTGCTCCGGGGACCGGCACGATCCAGCGGTCGCCGCCGTACATCGGGACGCGAATGAAATCGCCGGGTTGGCACCACGCGCCCTCGACCCACGGCACCAAAGTCGTGCGGTTCTTGAAGGCCGACGGCCCCATGGCGCGCACCAGTCCGGTCTGGATGCGATACCTCTCGGCATCGCGAAACACGTCGGGAATTATCAGGCCACCCTTGCTCAGCTTGCGCGGCGAGCGCAGTTGCATCAGCACCAAATAGCCGAACGGCACGACACCGGGATCGACATCTGGAAAGGAAACCTTGAGAGCATCGTCGTAACGATTGCCCAACACTTCGCTCACGCTTTTGGTCGTGAGCACCATTTCTGCAAGCGCAGTCAGCGTATCCATCTTACCCCCGCAATTCCTCCTGTTGATCAGACTCTTCTACGACAGCGTTGATGCGCTCGCGCATCTCGTGAATGGCCGATAGCATTCCGGCGACACGACCGAAGCCGAAGGCATTCCTGTATTCTTCACCCGGACTCTCGACCGCCCGTATCGCCTCGTCACGCAATCCGTCAAGCAGGCGAAGCAGGATGTCGAGCGGCAGCACGCTACTTCACGTTCTTGGCGGGCACCTTGACAGGCTTGCCGTCACCCTTGCCCAAGGCGGCAGCCTCGGCCTCGCGACGACTCTCGCCTGCCGCCAGCGACTTGTGCAAGTTGATCGGACCCTTGGCCACGCCACCTTTGGAAACCTTGTCGCTCATTGATACCTCCCTGATCCGGGTTTGATTTCTGCCTCTGGCTCGAACACCCGCCGAGGGGTCGGGAACTTGTACCGCAGCCCTACGCCGCCGCGTGTGTCAGATGCTTGGCCACTGTCGAACCGACTGTGGCTCAGCAGCGCCGAGATCAGCAGGTCGGGCGAAATCCCATAGGCCGCTGCCAAGCCAAGAACCTGTCCGTACCCCGGTGTCACCGACAGGTCGGCCGATACGCTGCCCTTGTCGCCAAGCGGCATGCCGACGCCAAATCCGAAGTTGGGCCGCACCGGCTGGTCGGGCTCGACCGCCAGACCGCCGCGAAGGTTGAGCGGACCGGCCTGAATCCCGGCGTTGGGATAGACCGACACTGACCCATCCGGACGCGACGCGCCGCTCGCACTGAGGACACCGAGAGCCGGGCCGATATTGGCGTAGGTTCCGATGCTGCCCATGCGCGACGGCGTCGTCTCGCGTTCCCACGATTGCGGCGGCAGACGCGGACGACTCTCGGTGTAGCTGCCGAAGATCGGCACGCGGCCAATATCGGTCTCGCCGTTCCATGACAAGCTATCCGACCGCTGGCCCGACAGCATGTCGTTGAGCATCCTGACAGTGTCATCGTCACGACCCAGCCAGTCGGCCATGTCACTTACCCTTTTTCGACTTTCCCGCCTTCGACATCGCGATGGCTATCGCCTGCTTTTGCGGCTTGCCCGCGTGCATCTCGGTCCGGATGTTGGCCGAGATCACTTTTGGACTGCTGCCTTTCCTGAGCGGCATGAAGCCTCCCTAATTCCGCCTGCATGGCGCGAACGAAGTGATCGAGGCTCTTGATCGGCATCGTCAGCCCTGTATCGCCGCGCCAAAGACGCGCCAGCCCAACAGTGCGAACAGTATGAACAGCAGGATGCTGTTACCCCACCCGACATAGACGCCGGACAGAACTCCGCGATTCACCGCCACGCCAAAAATCAGCCATAGCAGCATGATGACCCAGAAGATCAGACCGAGTGGCATCACCGCCTCCGAGTCGTTCCGCCCGAACACATTTTCGGGTCGTCGTGGTAGCTCACCTTGCCGCCGCTTTTGAACGCGGCGGCGGGGACAGCAGGCTTGAAAGCATCCATCGGTGATGCAGCAGCCTTCGCCGCCTTCGGCATTTTAAGGATGGCGGGCATTTTGGGACGTCCTGTCGATACCCCGAAATTCTTGCGTGCCATGTCGTCCTCCTACGTCTTGGGGCCGGGGTTGATGCCGGTGCCGGTCTTCACCCGATTTTGCTGCTTGTCGGCCTTGATGTTCTTTTCAGTGATCTCGATGGCCGTGGCATTGTCTTCCTTGTTGGTCTCCAGCTTGACGTCGGCCTGCAGATCGGCGGCATACTCGCTGGCCTCGGCCGAGCGCTCGGTCGTCTCTTCGCGCGACTGGTTGGCCATCTGGGCGACGGTCTCACGCGACTGGTTGGCCGACTCGGCGACCGCCTCGCGCGACTGGTTGGCTGCCAGCGCCTCTTCGTGGCTCAGTTTCTGGCCCTGTGAAGTCGCCAAAGCCTTCGACGCCTCGGTCGCCGTTTTAAGCGCCAGTTCCTTGTCCTTGATCGCGCGGGCGTCTTCCGCCTTGTCCATGTCGGCGCGCAGCTTGTGCGCCGCGATCAGGTCTTTGCGCTCGGCGATTTCCTTCTTGTTGTTCTCGGCGACCAGTTGAAGCTGGGTCTTTTTCTCGTCACCGACCGCCTTCTGCTGATCGGCCTGCGTCTGCCGGTCGACGTCTTTCATCGCAACCACACTCGGGTCCATCGGCATCGGCGGGGCGAGCCGCTGCATCAGCATCTGGGCCTGCGCGATGATCGCGGGCATCTGGCCCAACGACTCGTTGGCAAAGTCCATGACCTCGGGCGTCAACTCGGCGAGCAGGCGGTCGAGCGGCGCTTCATAGACCGGGCCGCTCATGCTCTCGATGGTCAAGGTCGGATTGCCGGTCTTGGCGCGCAGCGCCACGTTGGCGGCATCGAGCATGGCATCGGCGTACCACAGCGCCACATGCTCACCGATATGCGGCAGCATCACCGGCAGGTACTTGGTGGCGATGATGGTGTTGGAACCGAACAATGGCGACTGCAGGTAAGCCAGATGGGTCGCCAGATGGGCCTCGTGATCCTGACCGGGGAACGCCTTGATCGGCAGGCCGCCACTGGCCGTGGCGTTCTCGGCCACCGCGTTCTGCTGGACCGGCTCGGGGTTGGGCACGAGGAACTGCTCGGGCTCGGGCACCTTCATCTGCTTGAGCAGGTACTTCTCGGAGGCCCGCACATTGTAGACCTGCGGCAGAAGCTGGGCGCGCTGGCTGATCAACTGCGCCATCGACTGGCGCTGAATGTCGGAGAAGATGCGCGGATCGCTGACCGGGATCACCTTCATCGGACCGGTGAAGTCCTCGCGCTTGACGATCAGTTCACCGAACTGGTCCTGCACCTTCACATTGTCGACGGTCTCGGCATTGATGTCCCAAATCTGCTTGAGGAAGCGCGCCATCGAGCGGTGGAGTCGTCCGTGGACCGAGCCGAAATTCTTCAGCCCCTGCTCGATGAACATGTTGGCCGTGCCGACCGGGGTCTGGCCGTTCATCTTGTCGAACTCGTCAAACGTCGTGCGAATCACGCCCTGCGCCGCGTCGACGAGAAAACCAAGAAGCTGGAACAGCACGGGTGACGGCGGCGGGAAGGGCAGCGGCATGTAGGTCTTGCGAACGTCGTCCTGCGCCAGTGAGCCCTGCATCTCCGTGGTCTGCATCGGGTTGGTCTTGACGTTCTGGCCGCCGCCCGTTGCACCACCCTTGAGCTTGACGCCCGTCTGACTGTTGTTCAGATGCGCGGCGTCCAAGAGCGCACGCAACGAGCCGGTCGCGGCACCTGACAGGCCACCAATCATGTGCGTCATGCCGATGGGGTAACCGCCGCGCCACGGGTAGAACGGCCATTCGATCAGGAAGTCGAGCCGGGTCTGATCGGGGTCCTTCTGCTTCCAGTTACGATAGATCGCCAGAACCTTGCTGCTCTGATCGTCGACCGTGATGATGTACGGCTCGGCATCGTCGTCATCCGAGTCGAGGCCCATCATCACCGACGACTCGTAGACCGTCCTGACATCGTCAACATTCTCGGTCGGCGCATCCTTGCCGACGATGCGGTTGGTCGCCTGCTGGGAACGGCTTTGCTCGGGCACGTCGGGCGACGACTCGGGGTCCACCACATCGAGCCACAGACCTGATCTCACATTGTCTTTGAACTGCCACTTGTCGATTTCCATCTCGTGGGTGATGCGCGGCTGGGTATAGATCGAGCCGTCACTCCACGGCCGGTGGACCTTGTCGATGTTGATGGCGATGACGCTCATGCCCTGCTTTTCGTAAAGCGTCTTGGTGTAGAACGCGCCACCCAGCGAGCACTGAGTGAAGCCCATCTCGAACTCGTAGGCGGCGTTGGGCATCAATTCGGTCAACTGGAGATTCATGTAGCGCGCCACGCGCTCGCTGATGTCGTCCTTTTCCATCGACTGCGTGCCGATGGTCTTGGCCTTCACCGGGCCTTCCGGCGGCATCATCTCGTTCATAATGCGCGAGGCGAAGTCGATGGCTGACGCCGTCAACATCGGGTGAACGACTCGGGACGCGCCGGGGAAGCTCGCCCCGCCGGGAGCGTCGTCACCAAGGCCCGTGCGTCGCAGACCTTCCTCGTACTGCTTGTCGCGCTTGGCGCGCGCCTCTTTGTCGATCTTGATGGCATCAAGCAGATCGGTGGCGATCTGGCTGAGTCGTCCCTCGTCCATGCCGTCGGCCAGATTGGCAAAATGATCCTGCGGATCGCCCTGCGGCCCTTCCGGCGGCATCATGACATCGATGTCACCGTTCTCGCCGATGATCAGGTCGGAGCCCGGCGGCGTCGTCGTCGTCAGGACGGATTGGCCAACGTCGCTGCCCGGCTGGGCATAGGGGTCCTGTGCGCCGTAGGAGTCAGACATCAGTAATGCCCTCTGCTAAGCGCGCCGGGAATACGCCCGCCATCGGCGACGAACACATCGATGGGGGTGCCTTCGATCAGGTTCTCGAAGCCGCGCCCCCAGTCGCCCTTCGAGACGATGGGCTCGATGGCACCGCCAACCCGCCCGGCGGCTTCCTTGATGATCGGCGCAAACGGCGCGAACGGCGTGAAGTAGGCGATGTTGCCTGCCATGGTGCCGATGGCACTGCCTGCCTGACCACCTTCCGGCACGTCGTCATCGAAGCCCTGCCAGAGGTTGCTCCCCGGATCGAACGTGTAGCGCCCGGTCATCGGCCTGCGCTTGTCCTCCGGCGTCGAGAACACGTCGTAGATGTTGTAGGCGTCCATTCCCATGCTGAGATAGGGCATGAAACTCATGGCGCTGCTGCCAGCGCTGGCCGCATCAGACCCGCCGCCGAGCAGGCCACCAAGCCCCGTCGTGCCTTGCTGCAGGCCGGAACTACCCGCGCTGCCCGCGCCGAACAGCGCGCTGAACGGACCGCCGCCCGCGAAGCCGGGCACGCTGCCGCCGTTGGCGTAGTTCATGATGTGATAGGCCAGCATGTCGTCGTCGACACTGCCGCCGCGTGCGAAGCCCGGCGGATTCAACTCGGGCAGGCCCCAGCGGCCCCGCCGCAAATTCTCTTCGATGCGGTTGGTCTTGGGCCGCTCGACACGCAGCATGTCGAGGATCGAATAGATGCGATCCAGTTCACCCTTGCCCTCGGGGTCTTCGAGTCGTTTCAGCCAACCCTCGGGCAGGCCGGGACTGTCGTAGGCATGCTGCAAGTCG